AATAGAAAATCAAAAGTAAGTTGTTTATCAGATACTAAGTTAAATAAAGATATTAACGACATTATTTTAGATCACAATAAAAAAGCTAAATGGAATTTTGTATTAAAAGAATTTGAACCTTTACAATATACAGTGTATGAAATAAATGACCATTATGACTGGCATATTGATAGTCATAGTAAACCATATCCTAATGGATATATAAGAAAAATAAGTTTTACATTATGTTTAAATGAAGATTATGAAGGCGGTGAATTTGAAATATCAAATCCAAATCCAAAACCAGAAAAACACATTAATACAAAGTTTAACAATAAATTTACATTAGGTACGGTCATATCGTTTCCATCATTTGTTTGGCATAAAGTAAATCCTGTTACATTTGGTACAAGAAAAGTATTAGTAGGTTGGTCGGTTGGTCCACAATTTATTTAATATGTATGACACTTACCAAATATATAATCATAGATAAAAAAAACGAAGTATATCTTAAAGTAGAAGCAGACGATGCTATACGTAGAGAACTAGGAGAATACTTTACGTTTGAGGTGCCTGGTTATAAATTTACACCACAATTTAGAAATCGTTTTTGGGACGGTAAAATAAGATTGTTTTCTTATGCAACTGGCCAAATCTTTACTGGCCTTTATCCATATATTGTTAAATGGTGTAACGATAATAAAATACAAGTCGTTGACGGTACTAAAATAAAAGATACAGAAGTTGATGTAAAGGCCGTTGATGGTTTTATCAAAGCATTAAAAATACCATTAGAAATAAGAGATTATCAAAGAGAAGCTTTTATACACGGCTTAAAAAAGAATCGTTGTTTATTATTATCACCAACAGCATCAGGTAAATCATTAATTGTTTATCTATTAGTAAGGTTTAATATATTAAGATTGAAAGAAAAGGTAAACAATAAGATACTAATTATAGTACCTACTACGTCATTAGTTGAACAACTATACAAAGACTTTAACGATTATGGTTGGAATGCTGACAAAAATATACATAGAATATATCAAGGCCACGAAAAAGAAACAAATAAAAATGTTATTATATCTACTTGGCAATCAGTATATAATTTACCTAAAAAATGGTTTAGTCAATTTGGTATGGTAATAGGTGATGAGTGTCATTTATTTAAAGCCGTTTCTTTAAGTAAGATAATGACTAAACTTGAAGATTGTAAATATCGTTATGGTTTAACAGGTACACTTGATGGTACTAAGACGAATAAATTAGTTTTAGAAGGCCTGTTTGGCGCCGTTAATAAAGTTACATCAACTGCTGAATTACAAGAGAAAAAACAATTAGCTGATTTAAAAATTATATGTTTAATTCTACAATATGACCAGTATTCAAAAGACTTTTTAAATAATAAAAGTTATCAGGAAGAAATGGATTTTCTAGTTTCAAATGAAAGAAGAAACAAATATATTCGTAATCTATGTTTAAACTTACAAGGTAATTCTCTTGTGTTATTTCAATATGTAGAAAAACACGGTGTATTACTAAAAAAATTAATAGAAGAAAAGGCAGAAAACAAAAAAGTGTTTTTCGTTTATGGTGGTGTAGAGGCCGAAGAAAGAGAAAAGATAAGATTTATAACTGAGAAATCTGATAACGCAATTATAATCGCCAGTTACGGAACATTTAGTACAGGTATTAATATAAGAAATTTACATAACATTGTTTTTGCATCGCCGTCAAAATCTCGTATTCGTAATTTGCAATCTATTGGTCGTGGTTTAAGATTGAAAGATAATAATTCGGCTGCCACACTATACGATATATCGGATGATTTAAGTTATAACGGTAAAGACAACTATACATTACAACATTTTAGAGAACGTATTAACATATACACTTCTGAAGGCTTTAACTACGAAATACATAATGTAGAACTCATAAATAGTAAAGACAATGGATCAAATAAGAATAATTAAATTAATTAACGGAGATGATATTGTTTGTAGTTTGGCACCTGAACAGTTGCCAGATAAATCTCCTCTCTTACGTTTGATAAAACCATTACAAATCAAATACGTATCTCAATTAACACCAAAAGGTCTTAAAGACTTTATCGCATTAATTAAATGGACGGCCTATACGAATGAACAAATTATATCTATACCAAAAGACAAGATAATGACAATCACAAACGCCACAGAAGAAATGTCAAAAAGTTACTTAGATGTTTCTTCCAAATATGAAAGACTTGATTTGCCGAAACGAGGTGAATATAAAGCTGAAGAATTAACAAAAGATGAGAATGATGAATTTAATGAATTGTGGGACGAGTTTAGAGATAAGGAAAGAATACTCCATTAACCTGGTGAATCTCCACTTGAAAACGCTACACCGCTCATTATACACATTAAACAAGAAATGTCAACCTATCCTGAAACCGATTTTTTGTATAAGTGATTGACAAAACATACAAAGTATAGTATATTTAAATTATGACAACATCAAAAAAATCAAAAGAACATTACGTAAGTAATAAAGATTTTTTGGCCGCTATGATAGACTATAAGAAAATGGTTGTAAAAGCTGAAAAAGAAAAACTGCCAAAACCTAGAGTACCTGATTATATTGGAACTTGTTTTCTTAAAATAGCGAATCATTTATCTTACAGACCGAATTTTATTAATTATACTTTTAGAGATGATATGATTTCTGATGGTATAGAAAATTGTTTACAGTACTTAGATAACTTTAATCCTGATAAATCAAATAATCCTTTTGCATACTTTACACAAATTATATATTATGCATTTATAAGAAGAATACAAAAAGAAAAGAAACAAGTTACAATCAAACATAAAATGTTATTAGATTCTAACTTTGATGATTTAACTTTACAACCTGGTGAAGATAGGGAGTTTCATAATCAATTTACAGAATTTTTAAAAAAGAATTTGCCTATTGATGAAGTGCCTAAAATAGAAAGTCTAGCTCATCATAGAGAAATGAAAAAACAAAAAGAACAGAAAAAGAAAAGAACACGTAAAGGCAAGTTAGATTATTTTTTATTGAGTTAGTATGAAAATTGCGTTAATAAATGACACGCATTGGGGTGCTCGAAATGACTCGCCAGCGTTCATAGATTATTTTAATAGATTTTATGATGAGGTATTTTTTCCATACCTACAAGAGAATAATATAAAAACAGTAATTCATTTAGGTGATGTAGTAGACCGAAGAAAGTTTATTAATCACAATACAGCACACAATTTTAAATTAAAGTTTTGGAATAGAATAGATGAACTTAATTTAGATACACACATTATTATAGGTAATCACGACACATATTATAAAAACACAAACGAAATAAACGCATTACAAAACTTAAATATATCTAAAAACGCAAAAGTATATACATCATCACAAACAATTAATTTTGATGGCCTAGACATATTGTTTATGCCTTGGATATGCGATACAAATAAAGAAGATACACTACACCATATTGACAATACAACAGCTCAAGTAGTTATGGGTCATTTAGAAATAAAAGGATTTGAAATGCACAAAGGCCATCTTAATGAACAAGGTTTAGAAAAAGATTTATTTAAAAGATTTGAAAAAGTTATATCAGGTCATTTTCATAAAAAATCAGATGACGGCCATATCTATTATCTAGGTTGTCCATATCAAATTATGTGGTCAGATTATAATTGTCCTAAAGGCTTTCATATATTTGATACACAGACAAGAGAACTTACAAGAGTACCTAATCCTTTAATAATGTTTAAAAAGTTTATTTACAATGATAGAGATGAAGATTATAGTAAAAAGAATTTATCAGAATATGAAAACACTTTTGTTAAATTGTTTATATCAAATAAAACAGACAATGATATGTTTGATAAACTATTAGATAGGTTTCATAATGAAATAAACGCATACGAAATAAATGTAATAGAAGATAACAACTCCGATATGTCGGCATCCGTAAGAGAAGATATATTAGAACAAGGAGAAGATACATTAACATTTTTAGGTAATTACATAGACCAAATAGATACAACATTAAACAAATCAAAATTAAAAACGTTTGCAAAAGAACTTTATGTGGAGGCCAACGAGTCTTGATTATATTTAAAAAGATTAAATGGAAAAACTTTCTTTCTACCGGTAACACACCAATAGAAATAGAATTAAATAAAGCACCTACAACATTAATAGTAGGAACAAACGGCAGTGGCAAATCAACAATGCTTGACGCATTATGTTTTGTATTATTTAATAGGCCGTTTAGATTAATTAAAAAAGAACAAATAGTAAATACAATTAATGATGCTGATGCAGAAGTAACTGTAGATTTTACAGTTGGTACAAAAAACTATAAAGTTATAAGAGGTATTAAACCAAATAAATTTGAAATATATGCTGACGGAGATTTATTAAATCAAGACGCTTCTACAATTGATTATCAAAATTATTTAGAAGCAAACATAATGAAACTAAACTATAGATCATTTATACAAGTGGTTGTTTTAGGTTCTTCTTCTTATGAACCATTTATGAAAATGAAACCAAGATATAGACGAGAGGTTGTAGAAGAAATATTAGATATAAGAGTATTTGGGTTAATGGATTTAATATTAAGAAGTCAACAATCGGACCTACAAAAAAATATAACCGATATAAGACACAAGTGTGATTTAATTACCTCTAAGTATGAATTAGAAACAAAACACTTTAACGAATTACAAGGCCGTAACATAGATGATAAAGATTATAAACAAAATCTATTAAATAAAAACAATAAAGACTTACAAGAATATTTAAGTAAGATGACAAGTCTTAATGCAGAAATAGAAAACTATAAAAATAATATAACAGAACAAGATAAAATAAATGCAAAGGCTAATCAATTATCAAAATTAGAAGCCAAGATAGAAACTAATTTACTAAAACATAAAAGAACATTAGAATTTTTTAAAAACAATGATACGTGTCCTGAGTGTACACAAAATATAAATGAACAATTTAAAACAAC